GACAGCTTGGACGCCAGGTCAAATCCCAGATGCTGTACTCAAGAATCTCAGCCGCTGCAGTAGGGCTGCCACTATTGACAGCAGTCGGACGACCATTAGGGATGTGATGGAAACCGCCGACAATTGTTCCACCTGTCATAGGTGCAGTAGTGAAGCTAGCATCTGCTTCAAGATCACCTGTGTTGGGATCCTGCCAGATTGCATAATCAACATTGTTACTGAAACTGCCAGGCATTGTCACTGCCGTAGCAGTGTCATAAAAGAATCCATTTAATGCAGAATTTGCAACGATGCTGATTGTCAATGCGGCGGTTTTGTAGAACAACGGACCGCGATGCAGGGGTGGCCGACGATTGAATCCCTTCAGGATGTTGTAAGTACCTGCAACATTAAGTTTTGCATTAGGTGTTGATGTATTAATACCTACATTACCAGAAGAATCAACCCTTATTGCATCATTACCATTTGTTACAAGACCTAACTCATTAGCTGCTGGATTATAAATACCAGTATCTAAATCTGTATCAAATGTAATGGATGGAGCGGATTCTGATCCTGATGGATAGTGAACACCAACATTAACGTAATCAGCACCAGCAAGAATAACACCAAAGAAAGAGTGTCCTGTTGTTGGTGCAGAAGCAAAAACAATGTTGCTACCAACTAAATTAAAACCAGAAGTACCGCTAGGGTCCGGTTCCTGAACAACACCATTAACAGAGATTAAACATTGTTGAGGGTTAATTGGAAAAGGTACAGGAGCTACTCCACCAACCTGCAAAGGGAAGGAGGTTAAGCTGCTGTTAAAGCTGCTGCTAATGTCATCAATAATTTTGTAGCTTTGATAAGCAACCTGCAGATCATTTCCTAAATAAGCCATATTTACCTCACAAATTAAAAACTAGGTTGTTTGGGCCACTGAATTTCTTCAAGTTTAGCATTAGCATAAGTCTGTGGAAGATCTCTTAATTGTTGACGATATGCAGACCACTGAGCTTGATCAAGTGTTGCACCAGGAGTCATTACCCAATCAGTTGACCTTAAAATATAATCTCTTTTCTTTCTGATGTTATCCCAAGAAGAATCATTAAGTTCTAAAACTTCTTCTGGATGCTGCATCTCATGAAACTTTAGCTCTAACAAGCTGACCCTTTCTTCTAATAAATAAATATAATGCTCTAAGTCTTCAGCTTTTTTTTCAATGTTACCAATATTAGAAATAGTTGTTAAACCCATAACTATCTCCTTATGGTGTCTGCTCAAGATAACTAACAGTTAAATCAATTGCAGCTGCTGTACCAGAACGTGCTTGAAGCTTGTCACTTGCTTCAAGAATAACTTTGTTACCACTGATAATTTCAAGGGTAGAACCAGCAGGAACAGGTGCATCTTTGATCAAGTAAACATCATCACCACTATTTTTATCAATATAAATATCAACATCAGCACTGGTACCTGTTTTATTAGAAGCAAGCACACTCAAGATGATAAGTGTTGCTGTACCACCAGCAGTAACAACTGTTGCTGATCCGTCAGTAATAGCAGCAGTTACCAGGCTGGACTTCGTATCGTTCTTGAAAGTATTTGCCATATCAGCCTAAAGCAACAATAATTGCAAGGTTGTCTGTTGAAGTAAAGGATCCGTCCACAGTAAGATTTCCTGAGACAGTTAAGTTACCCGGAATAGTAACTGCACCTGATCCATCTATTGTAAGTCTAGCAACCCCACCGGTAACAAGTGCAATTTGGTTTACACCTGGACTAATGATACCAGTATCAGCATCTCCTGCAAATTTAAGAGCGCAACTTGTTAGTGAACCAAGAGATAGAGATGCATTGGTACCATCTTCTCTGAGGAGAGGATAACCACCAGCTTGAGTGGCATCATGAACAACACAAGTTTGTTTGACGGTATCAACCGTAACTTCACCGACAGCACCAGCAAAACCTGAGTGCTGTACAGTTGTGCCGCGCCGAAATTGTACTTGAGTTGACATAATTCTATCCTAAAGCAATAGCTACAGCAGTAGCAAAGTCTTCTGTTGATATTGTTCCATTACTATCTGGAACAGTCATTGTACGTGTTGTTGAAGTTGTAATACCAGAACATTCAAATGCTAATTTTTTAGTGCTATCACCATCATCACTTATCCTAAAGGTGTCATCTGTAAAAGTGTCACCAGGAATAGTTGAAGTGTCAAGAAGAACGTTACCTGTTAAATCAGGAAATGTTGCAGTTTGATTATTACTTAAAGTTGCTGTTGCAAATGTAACAGAATAGTTATTTGCTCCACCGGCACGACCTTGAATAATAAAACCATCTTGCAATGAAGCAGGACGGAATGATTGTCCCGAACCATTAATAAAACTATTGATACCAATAAAGGCGTTATTTGCTTCTAATAAAACAAGGGTACCATCACTATTTGGTGCCGTAAAAGTTCTTGTTGTTGTAGTTGAAATATTAGCTGCATTAAAAGCAATTTGCTTGGTATTATCAGAATTATTCCTTATCCTAAAACCATTGTCATCAGTGATAATTGCAGCTGAAGTAACAGAAGTTAATCCTGCAATAGTTGTTAGGGTGCTACCCAATGCTGCTGAGCTGGAACCCAATGTAATTGTTGAGTTCTGTAGCTGACTGTTCGGAATGTTGCTGGTGCCAAATTCACCAGTACCTGAGTCATATGTTAAGCCAGAACCAACTGCAACGCTGAAATGTGCTCTTACTTCACTAGCACTAGGGCCAGTATAAGTAATAACACCGGTTCCAGAGTTATAGGATAAAGATCCATCTCCACCTGCATCCGTAACAGAAATAGAACCACGGATGTTAGCATCAGTAACAACTGAGAAGTCGAAGACCCCAGTAGTATTGTCATAAGACAGTGAACCATAACCAGATCCTGTATTAGTTGCACTTAACGATTCAAGGAGTGCAACGGTACCTGTAGCGTCAGGCAGTGTAATTGTTTGATCAGCTGTTGGATCTTCAACCGTAAAAGTAAGCTCATTAGCATCTGGAGTTGTCCCCTCAAAAATAATATTTCCGCCACCAACTGAAATATTGTTTGCGCTACCGGCGGCTGAGGCATTGAAAGTTGTTGCTTGCAGCTCTGTAAATCCAGAAAGCGTAGTCAGAGTATCGCCAAGGTTAACAAGAGTACTACCAAGTGTTACTGAACTATTGGCAAGTTGGGCATTAGGAATAGCGTTAGTACCAAACTCTCCAGTACTGCTGTTGTAAGTTAAACCTGATCCAGCAGCAACACTGAAGTGAGCACGGACCTCAGATGCAGATGGTCCTGTATAGGTAATAACGCCAGTGCTGTTGTCATAGCTTAGAGAGCCATCTCCACCTGTATCTGTAACAGAAATGGAAGCACGTGCTCTACTATCAAGGTAGTAAAGATTAGTACCTTCAGTTAAATCAGTAGTAGTATTGCCAGCAAAATCAAGTTTATCTGTAGGAGTATTAATCTCCTCAATTAAACCGCTTACAAGTGCTAGTGCTTTACGTGTTGCCATGATATTAACTTAACAGAATAGGAGGTTCAAGTTGAATAGAAAACTCACTAGCAGAAACAGCTTCCCCAACACGCACTACATATTCACCTGGCGTTGATGGTGCTGTTGTTGTAATTGCACCAGCAGAAAGAGGAGATAAGAAATAATGATCACCAGCATCCAAACCAGATATTGCTTCAACACCGGTAACAAGAACCTTGACAACTTCTCCAGCACTTTTGCTTGTATCAGCAAATCCAACAACATAGGCTTTATCTAAAGTGTCATTTGCAATAGCTTTACCAGCTTGTCCATCAGATGCTCGAAGATAAAGAGCATCTCCTTGATTTACAGCTTCAAAAGTAGTTGCATCAAAACCAACACGAAAAGGAACAAATGTTGGAAAGCCGTCTTTTAGATCAATAAGAGCATCAACAAGTCCTCGATAATTTGGTGCATATGGAGATCGAGTCATAGTAAAACCATTGCCCTCCATAAGATCAACAAGGACGGCAAGAGCACCTTCTATATTGGGCTCATATCCCGTTGCCATATGACCTTAAATTACTTCTTTTATTCTAAGTTGTTAAATCCTTTAGAATAGTAGCAGGAATAAATGCAATGAACAATGGCACCTGAAATTATTGCCGTAATAATTACAAGTGCTTTTGCTGCATTTACTGGAGTAGGCAGAGCATTGAACACCTTTAACGAAAAGATTCAAAAAAAGTTTAATGAGCTAGAAGATAAAATTCATGATGTAGAAGAAGATATGATTAGGGATTATGTCCTTAAGCAAGACTTCATTCGTGAAATGAATGGTCTTAATCAGAAGTTGGATCGTATCTGGGAGTTTATGATCAAACAGAACCAAAATTAAATTGCAGTCCAGCTGGCAGTAGAGGTGCGATAGATATATAAAGTTGTAACAGATTCATCGTAATGAAGCTGGCCGTTAATAGGGCTAGTGGGAAAAGAACCAGAGCTAACGGAAGCAACTGCTTTAGGTTGTTGCCAGGAGGTTCCATCATGGATATTAAGAATAGGACTTGAGGTTGTATTTAACCACTGCTCACCTTTAGAAAGGCTTGTAAAGCCTGTAGGAGCTGCGTTAGGCGGCGTTGAGTCTACATGAACCGGACCAACCTTAATGAGCCCTGTAGAGGGTGCTCCGGTGCTATCAGCAAAGTAAAGACCCGGATCAGCAGGATTAAGATTCAATGCCAGTTCTCCATCACCAATACGAATTGGAAATGGTCTGTCATTAAGTAGGCTGGAACGCCTGCTGAGGATTTGAATCGTCATATCAAGTGTTTAGATAGATACCAGCATCAACAATGATGACCTGCGGAACAAACGGATCATAGGTCGTACAATCCAATGTACTACTAACTCCTGATAAAACTGGTTGTCCATTTAGGTATTTACCACCATCAATCTCACCAAACTGAAAGTCACTGGTGTAATCCGTAAGTGGTTGATCCAACATACCGATTTTGGTATCTTGAATCAAGTCTTGATCAATATTAAATACTTTGTTCATCATCAACAACATATTTGTTGTTGTATTAACTCCTACGCCATCACGATTTAATTCATCGCCTTCTCTCCTAATGCTGTCAGTCATCATCATGCTGACAAGATTGGCATCAAAATTACCAACCTGTTCAGGTTGATTGCGAGCACCAGTAATTTCTTTTGCGCCGGTCCATGGCATTCCATAACCCATCATGGCAAGTCGCTCTGCTTGCTGCTTGGTCCTTTCATTTTCCTTGGTTAGTCGTTCATAGAACTTAATTAATGCATCACCAATGGGTTGATCATTAGGTTCTAGAAGCCACGTATTAACGTACTCGTGATTGCGTAGATTTCTTACTGTGCAATAACCACTTGTAGTTTGACTGAACGGATAGATAATAACAAAATTATTGTCGTCAATAACCTGCGTAACTGTGTACTCACCAGAGATTGCATTGCCACTTGTGAACTCTAATTCAATCCTGGTATTAACTCCTAAACCATGATCTTCTGCATTAACTGTAATGTTAGGTCCACCTGCTTGCTCATAGCGTGCATTGAGATTAATTGGATCATTACCTTCATCATGAACAACAGACCACATAGCAGCATAGATATGTTTACACCACCTAGCTTGATAGTAAAGTAAATTGGGATAAGAAAAATCTGCTTTATCTTCATAGCCAGGGGGTTCATAGAAGTTATTAACAGGAACATAACCAAAGTCGCTATAAACACCAATATCATCTCTGGTATTAACAACGTTGCCATCACGATCTAAACGTTGACCGGGTTTAACAATATCTGCTGGTGTTCTTGGAAATTTACTTTTAGAAGAATCTTTGTAAAGGTTATAGTTTTCTCGACGTAAAAAATCTGGACAAGTGCATTGATAACGAATCTCAGTTGTCAGGTAGCGTCCAACTTCAAAGCCTCGATGTGCTGGCGTAATTGTTTTTGTGATACCTTGGGCGGCAGGTAGCCCTGTTTCAGGATCAAAAATGCGATTACCGTAGCTATCATCACGTTGAAATAAAATCTCATTAGTTGTAATGTCAACACCAGTAACTGTGTAACCTACATAATCATTGTAATTGTAACCACGAATCCTTCTACTTAAGATACCAGTACCAGAGGTTGTGGCTGGCGTTGCAGATGTAACAGTGAATTGTGTTGAACTCGTGACAGTAACATCATATAAACCTGGGGTAGAAACACCAGTAAAGAACGCAAGAAATACCTCATTACCGGTAGAAAGACCATGAGCAGAAGAACAGTTAACTGTAATCGTTGTACTGGTTTGTGAGTAATTAAACACAATACCTGGATCACGCTCAATGACGCGATCAGCTAAACGTTCGCCCGCAAAAAAAGTGACTGGAGTGGGGAGAAAACGAATTCCAACACGCATCTCTGTCCATACCGGGTTATCGAATGTTGTGTTCTGCCGAACCTGAACATTGCCTCCAGTGGTAATAGCAGCTGATGCTGTACAGGTAAATGTATTTAGTGTTGTTGATGTAATTGTTAGCGTTTCATTAACACCAGCACCTGAAGTAAAAACAAGGTAAACAGATTCTCCTGGATATAAGCCATGCTCATTTAACGTTATCGTAACAGTTGTACCAACTTGGGAATAGGTACCAAAGCTAGGTGCTGTCAGATAGCGAACACTTTGGATAGGTAAACCAAAGTTATAAAAGCTAAAGCTATTCGTATCACGAACAGCAACCATTTGCTCTCCAATTTCTGGATTGCTACTTGGAAATGTAAATACTCGTGCAGGAATAAAAACACCAGGAAACTGCTGGTAAGCAACGTACATCCTGAAGTCGCCACGGGTGTTACGTTCAGTGGCATTGGATCCTAGGTAAGTTTGAGTAATACAGTATAAATCGTAACCACGCCTCCATCTGGACCAAAGGCTATCGTGATCATAAAACCTAATACGACTCGTTACAGAGTAATCATCTGGTGTGAACTTATAAGGATCATCATCACCAAGGTCATATTTCTTTTTACTCTTTTTACTGACATCATCAAATCCTTTGAAACTAGCATCAAAGGATCCACCAAAACTCTGTTTCTTACGGGGCATCGATACTTAACTTCTTATCTGGTGATCCTGGGTAAGGATAATTTACCTCAGGAACACCCATCATTTTTCGCCAATTATTGGCAATATTAACAGCTAAACGCCAATTAGTATTATCTTGTTGGCGATTATCTTGCATCAATAGTAACCAGCTTGAACGTTAACGTAAAAACCATTCGTTAATGCAGTAGTACCACTAACTGCAGCATAAAGAGCGGTGCCACGAGGAAGCATCAGTCCACGCATCTTGGGAGCCACCTCATTGTTAGCAGAACCAAAATTAGAGCCAGCGTGGGGAACTGGATGATTGATAAGAGGAAGCTTCTCTTTAAGCGTCAAGCTATACTCTTGATCTGTAGGAGTTGCTTCAACGTTAACAACGAACAAAGGTAGGAATTGATTGGTGCTTGTAATGGTTCCAGTATTAATAGCGTAGAAACAAATATCAATGGGATTATAAATATTAACGTTACCAGTGGTATCAAGACTGTTACCAGCAGTCATTGTGAATGTTGTACCGGTAATGGCAGTAACTGTTAGCTCAGCATCAGTTGCTGTGCCACTGGTGAAGTCCAGGTAAACACTCTGACCAACCTTCAAGTTATGGTTAGAGGCGGTAACAGTTAGAACAGTACCAGGAGTACCTGAAGTAGAACCATCATCACTCTGAACATAGGTACCAGTCAGAGCAGTTTTTGCATCAATAAAAAGGTTAACGTCTTTAGTATAACGAAGATAAATCTCATCAATATAAGCACCACTAATTGATGTATCCACTAATGCGGAATCGACATCAAAAACCTTTGTTGCATTACCAATAGATGTTGGAACCAAACTGGTAGCAAACAACTGACCAGATGCAACGGTTAGAAGCGTACTAGAAGACGCTGGACGGTCAACCAAAAGCGGTTGTTTGTTACTAGCAGATGAGGCCAATGTTTCTACCTTATGTTGTTTTTATTTTAGCTGATCAAACATCAAGATGCTTGTTTAGTTTTTTAGCTTGCTTCTGACGTTTGTGTTCTGAAAGCCAGAACTGCATATACATAATTTCTTCTGGTGCAAAGAACTCAGGCTGCTTAAGAGCGTTCTTGACCAGCTTCTTTTTGCTTGTCACGGTTGGATCGACTCTTTTCTTCCATCTTAACGCGAGCCTTCTTTACGGCTTCTTTGCGACGTGAGTTATCAGATTCTTTTTTGTTTTCACCTGTCTCTACATCTTTACCTTCTTTATCTGCAGCTTTCTTCTTAAAGTGCTCAAGAAGCTCAGGAGGCATTTTGTTCTTTGCCATGGTCAACTAAAAGGTTTTGTAGATCCAAATGTAGCTTGCGTAAGCAGCGCTATAGGATCAATTTTAAGTCCTGTAGACATTTGAGGTGTCTCAAGACCTTTACCAATATAGTATTTTAAGAACTGAGAACCAAAATCATCTTTGGTTTCTTTTGGTTCTATTCCTCCAGGAACAATTAAGTTAATGTTAATTGGCTGGCCTGGCAACTGGGTTGCTTGAGTAGTAACAGTTTGTTGTTTTTCTGAAGGTTTACTTTGCTGACCCGTTTGAGTTACAACTTGAGGATAGGCAGCAATAGGCTTACCAAGTTGTTTCTGATAATAATTTTGAAGATTTTTTAAAGATTTAGATGGTTGTCCATAATAACTACCACCCTTGGCTGTAGGCAAGGAAGCCCACTCTGGCGCAGATTTATGAATTGCAGTTGTAATATCTCCTTTCAATAAAGGATCAAGAGCACCACGTCTTTTTAAAAGATGTAGTGCACCAATATCTTGAGATTGCGGAGAAAAATCAGGAAGTCCTAATTCTTTTTGAACCCCTTCCCAAGTTGTACTTAAATATTGATATTTTCCCGCTGCATCACTAGCATATCCACCACCTCTTTGAATCTGCCTGGGATGTTTCCAACCTTTAGAAGGATCAAACTGTTTACCAGTAAACATTGTTTGATAACCAGCTGTTCCTGGAGTGCCTTCTGCATACGAAATTGTATTTAAAAAACTTCTTACTTCAGGTTTTTGAAGCAAACTTTTATAATAATCTTGTGTTGAATTTGCCATGATTACCTACCTTCAGTAGCAAAATAAATCCTGGTGCCAACAGCAACATCAGCTGGACCGGGTAACGCTTGAATGAACTCAGCACCTT